CCCACGGTCGCTCAACCTGTTGTTGAGACCATACTAACCTAATGAAAGGAGGTGATGAAAGATGCAGGAGGAAGAAGACCTCTCGGAAATCCGAGGTGAAATCTCCCACTTGAAGGATATTCTCAAACTGAAGGATACCTTGGTAGCTCTGCCTGACTGTAATGTCAAGCGTCGGCTATTGAAAGCTATTGAATCTCTTCTCTCCGACTCCAGTTATCTTCGTTGTAAAGAAGCTCTGTCTGAGTCGCGAAAAGAGAATTCCATGCTTTTGTTAGAAAATGACAGACTTAATAAGTCTATCACAACTAATAGGATTCCTAATGATGTTTGTGAAATAACTGTAGAAGAATCGGACACTAGTGATAGTGTACGCAAACTTAAACAGCCAATTCCCACTGCCTTTAAGGCAGTGTCTATCATCATCTTCATAATTTTCATTATGAGGTATGTATGGTGACCTTGGGCAATGCTAGTGTACTCCAGTAACGGTGGAACCGTTCTGTGAACTGCTAAACATCCTAAATAGGAGGATAGCTATGAGGTTAACACCTCAGTTCAAGAAGGAACTCCGCTACCGTTGTACTGCTTTACCTGTCCCATCAACCGTATCCCAACCAATTGCAGATTTATTCTGTAAGTGGTTGGAGGTTAATGGGTCGGAGTGGACAATTGATAGGTTTAAATCTATCAAATTGGATATCATCAGAACCCGAGCTGGCTTAGACAAGGTGTCTTGTTGGATTGCAAAGTCCAATAACACATCCCTGTTTAAGGGCCCTTTCGGGACTTTAGAGAAATGGATGATCAATGATCGTCGTTTCTCTATTGGTATCCAATTACTCCAGATGTATACTTCAATGATTGCAAAGGGGGTAACCCCTAAGCAAGAAGAGAAGTTTCTGTCTGGCGTATATGCCGCTCCACCTCCTGAAAATGTTTCTTTATACCTTAACAGAGTAATCTGTTCTGGTATCAAGAAGTTGGGTCTTCGAAGGATCCATCAGGTACCGACTGCAAAGCCGTTACTTGATCGAAACTTTTCAGACTCAAGGAGAGCTCCTACTCTTCACGGTTCAGTTAAGGAAGAACATGGAATCATTGATTCCTTAGACTTCCTTTTCATGTCTGTGAAAGGTAGACAACATTATACTAAGTTCCAAGAATACTATGACAACGTCCTAGTAGGATTGGATTGGTATAAGAAGTTCCGGTTTATCAAGTCTGGACCTTATGGTCCTCAACCTGATTACGGTGACTTCATTGTTGGTAGGATTGGTCTCATTCAGGAACCTGGTTACAAGCTTCGTGCTGTAGCCAACCCTGGACGAGTGTTCCAGCAAGTGCTGGAACCACTAGGTGACGTCCTTTACGGAACACTTCAAAAGTGTCCCTGGGACTGTACCTTTGACCAATCCAAGAGCTTCCCTGTGCTTCAGCAAGCACTTCAGGAAGGCAAGGTGGTTCACTCAATCGATCTAAGCGGAGCAACGGATTATTTTCCGTTATCAGCTCAGATGGAAGTATTGC